GTGTATTCAATAGGGAAGCATCTAAAAATCAAGCTGCAAAAAATGGGAGACGTGATCCTGACTATGACTTTGGCACCAATCCATGCAGTGAAATTATTCTTAGACCTTATCAATTCTGCAATCTTACAGAGGTTGTTGTACGAGCCACTGATACGATTGAAGACTTGGAGCGAAAGGTCAGATGTGCCACAATACTTGGGACGATCCAAAGCACGTTCACAAAGTTTCCATATTTGCGAAAGGTGTGGCAGCGAAATACCGAAGAAGAACGATTGCTCGGTGTGTCTCTCACAGGGATAATGGACAATCCACTTCTAACAACTAAAAACAAAGGATTGGAGGAGACTCTTGAACATTTACGAGAAGTTGCTATTCGTACTAATTCTGACTGGGCTGACCGCCTTGGCATTCCAACAAGTGCAGCAATCACCTGTGTGAAGCCAAGTGGGACTGTATCACAGCTTGTTGATTCAGCATCAGGTATACATCCACGTCATTCACCACACTACATAAGAACTGTACGAGGTGATAACAAAGATCCACTTACTACCTTTATGAAAGATCAAGGTATACCAAGTGAGCCTGATGTGTTTAAGCCAGATCAAACAACTGTGTTTTCATTTCCAGTTAAAGCTCCTCAAGGAGCAGTTGTCACTGACAATGTCTCAGCTATCGAACAATTAAAAACGTGGTTAGTATATCAAAGACATTGGTGTGAGCATAAACCAAGTGTAACAATTAACGTAAGAAAGGATGAATGGTTTGAAGTAGGTGCATTTGTTTACGAGCATTTTGATGAGATGTCTGGAGTAAGTTTCTTACCTTACAACGAACATACTTATCAACAGGCTCCATACCAGAGTTGCACAAAAGACGATTATAAAAAATTATCAAAAATAATGCCAAAAAGTATTGACTGGGCAAAGCTTTCAGAGTATGAAAAAGAAGACACTACTGCAAGCAGCCAAACCTTTGCTTGTACTGGTGACGTTTGTGAAATAGTAGATATAGGAGCATAATATATGCAAGCAGTTAGAAAGAAGTTTAGCCGTGCTTTGTACGAAGCTTATGACACTAAAGCTAAGGATGCTCTTACAGCATACCTTTTGAAGAAGGGTCATGTGTTAGTTAGCACAGAAGAAAACTACCACGTTGATGTTGTTTCTCAAAAACATGGTTACACTTACTTTAATGAAGCAGAAGTTAAAGTAGCTTGGGAAGGAGATTGGCCTGAACATTGGAAAGAAATTAGAATACCAGAACGTAAGCAACGATTACTTGATAAGTACCAAGGCGAGAACGGAGTTTTAAACTTTTATGTTTTTCGTAAAGACTTAAAACAAGCTTGGCGTATCAGAGACTATCTTTTAACTAAAGAAAGTTTAGGAGAAGCTAAAGGTAGGTACATTAGAAAAGGTGAGTTGTTTTTTCACATTCCATTTACAGAAGCGGAGTTAATTATACTATGATAAATTTCGATGATGCAATAGCAGAGTTATCTGATACTATAACTATAACTGACGATAGCCCTACAACACTTACTATGGGTAATGACTATGATCCAGTAAAAAAGCCTCAACACTACGGTCAAGGCACAATAGAGTGTATTAAATATATAGAGGACTTTTTAACAGATGAAGAGTTGATAGGTTATTATAGAGGTAATATTGCAAAGTATCTCCATAGGTGGCGATATAAAAATGGTGTAGAAGATTTGGAGAAAGCACAATGGTATCTAAGCGCACTAGTCCAACTACAAAAGCGAAAGTAGCCAAGCCGTTCAATCAAGGCTACAGAGGTTTCTTGGTGGGAAACCTAACTAACCCTTATTCTCAAAACACTAAAGAGTATAGGGACTGGGAGTTTGGCTTTAATAAAGCCTACTTCAAAAACAAGGAGCAAGTACTTGACAAAGAGTCTCGAAGAAGAAGCTAAAAAGTTTGCTCGACAAAAACGTAAACCTGCTAAGGTAAAAGAACTAACACCTCGATTATACTTAGCAGGTCAAGCTATGGGTGGTTTCATTGCAGCAGGTAGACAAACCTGGCGAATGGAAGAAATACGAAAGGCATCTTTTGATTGGGCAGATTATATGTTACAAGATGATACATAAAAAAGAGGGGGCATTTAGCCCCCCTTTTATTTTAGAAGTCTTTGATCTCATTTAAGAAGATGTCATCATAGTTATCAACATACAGTTTTATTTTCTGCAGGATATTTAATGCATCGTCTTCTTTGAGAATGTCTTCCAACTCCCCCTCAACTCCCATTATCCTCATAACTTTTTTTACTTTGTTCTTATCTTTACCAGAAAGTATTCTTACAAAGTTTAACTGAGCAGGTACTGCTAGCTCCATAGTTTGAAGTACATTTGCTCTTACTGATTGTTTTATAGTATCTAATACTTTTCTTTGTTCTTCAATACTCATGTCATCGTAGTCAGGATTTGCTTGTATTGCTTCGTATGCAGCCGCTTGAAAGTATGGTGCAGCTAAAGTATCCATAACATTTTTTACCTCGGCAGGTCCATTCCATTTTATAGCTGCCCAGTGATCTACTTCTGCTTTATTGTGCATTTGCTCTATTAAATTAGGAAATGGCATTTCTCTTGCACCAAGTAACTGTTTAGATATATTAGGTACATATTTATTACCTCTTAGAGGTGTTGCTCTTATCGGTAAATCTTCTGAAGTTCCTGTTAAGGCATCTACATATTTTAACATTTGATTAAGAGTTTCTGGACCCTGACGTAAGTCAGGCTTCATATTAGCATCACTTAAAATTCCATAGATTTGATTGATAGGATCTAAAGGTCTCGTAGCACCATTTACAAACTGAGCTGCTGCAGGTGCTACAACATTCCATGCTGCTTCAGGTATATCTTTTTCTTCTACTAATGCATTATAAATACTTTCAGCCCATTCTTTAATACCTTTTCCAGCAGTATCAAGATCTCTAAACATTTGTCCATAAAGTTGTAACTCTAACTCTCTTACTAACTCTGGAGGAACTTTTGAAGGGTCAAAGTCTCTTATATCCATACTTCCATCAAGACCTCTAGCAAAAATAGCTGCGGTAGTATTAAATGTTGATAAAGGCCAATCAAAAGTTTGATCTCTTATACTACCATCTGGAAGTTGTTTACCTTGAGGAGGTAGTCCAGAATCTATTCTGTCATAAGCCCCATTTTCTCCATACATAAAAGCCGCAACTGTACTGTAACCCACAAGCATTTTAGCAGTTGCTTCGGTTAAATCTTGCCCAGTATTTGGGTCTAGCTCTAAACCTAATGCTTTTCTTTGCCAATATCTTACTGCATTGATACCACTAAAATCACCAAATGTAGCTAAAGTAGTATTTAAAAAACTACCGAATGGAAATACATAACCAACAGGTGTTTGGTTTGTAGTTTTTTCTATTGTTTTAGCTAAATACCTAAACCAGTTTAAACTTTGACCGTCAAACTTTGACCAGTTAGTAGAGGCTGTTTCTCTCATTGTTCTAAATAATGCTTTGCCAACTACTTCTTCTTGAAATGCATCACTTGCCATTTCAACTGCAGACCAGTTAGCGTTTTTCTTTGAGAAAAACTCATCAGAAGTCATACCATATTTTCTCATAATTTGTTGATTTAAGTTTACACCAAATGCAAATCTTTTTGTAAGCTCATCTTGTAATCTTACAAGTGTAAGTGTTTGAGCACCCTTTGTTCCACTGTCAATAATTTTCCAAGCAAGTTTTTCAACATCTTCTGCACCTTCAACTAACTTACCTTTGTATGAGATTTTATCTAAATCAAAATCAGTAAGTGCATCCCTTATACCACCATCACCTGCAATATCTCTAAATAAATCTGACTTTGCTTTTGGGTTAAGTGCTAAAACTTTATCTGCATACTCCATTGGTATATCTGGAGATAATACATCAAAGCCACGCCTTAAAGCTCCAAAAAAAGATCCATAAGATTTATTATAATATTCCTGTGCTTTTTCTGGGTTACGTAACATTTTGTACATACCAGACTGACTTAACTCCATTGCAGCAACTGCAAAATCAGTTATAGTATTTAATGAAGTTACTGCAGCAAAACCTTTTACGTTAGCACCTGTAGTCGATAGATGAGATGTCATAAGTCTTTTGTAAAGGGATAATGTATATTGAAAACGTCTAGGATTTGGTATATCAT